AACGCTTGATTGGTGGCGAACGTCTTCGCGTTCTGCGTAGCGTAGTGCGGGTTCCGAGCTAGCGTCGACGAGTTCTCATGCATCACATTCGCATCCGAATGCAGGATCTCCATGCCGACGATATGAGCGCGCCGCTCATAATCGTTATCCTCGAAGTAGGCGGGGTGGAAGCGTTCACAGAACAGGCCGACACGGCGAACCACTTCGGACCCGATCCACGCGCAACACCACGGCGGCGCCCCCGCCAGCACGATCCGATCAAACGACAACGAGTCCGCATACTCGGCAGACAACCCGTCCGGGAACCACGCATCCGAGTTCAGCAGGAGCCAACCATCCTCGAATGGTGTCGCCTTGATGCCGAGGTTCCACGACGCGGCGACGCTGAGCGCCGTCGGCATCCGCCATACATACACATCCGCGCCACTAATCCACTCAGTCACGGCGTCCCGGTCGAGCGCGTCACCATTGTCAATGATGATGATCCGGCTGGCGTAACCGTCCAGGCTACGGATACACCGCTCGAGCAGGTCGTGCGCGCCGAGGACGGGAATGATTACCGTCGGCTTCACGGGCGCCACGTCGCGAGACGTTCCATCGCCGGCCGCCAATGCTCCTCATACACGACGTCCGCATCGTAAGCCGCAGCAAACTTGATGGCCTTCTCACTCTTGCCACGCTTCCGCTCGTACGCTTCGCGCAGACTTGACACGATCTGCGACACGTTCGGCGTGAAGAACCACGAATGCTGGTTCGGGTCCCACAACGGTTGGCCGTCGACGAGCCACCCATCTCCGCATAATTCTGTTTGTGCTGTCCAGTCGGAACAGATGACGGGCGTTCCGCATGCCTGCGCTTCGATTACAGGCACGCCGAAGCCTTCGCCTGCACTGGTGGCTAGGAGAACGTCCGCGTCCGTGTAGAGCGCCGCTAGGGCGTGCTGTGGGAGGTTCATGCGGTAGAGGTACTGATCGACGAAGCGGATCTGTTCGGGCTTGATACCGCACGCGCGAATCAGTTGGAGAAGATCCACACCGCCGAGGCCAGCACTCTGATCCGTGTGGAGATACAAGATCGCGTCGGGATGATCCGCAGCGAAGACACCGAACGCTAGGAGATTCTCGCCCCAGCACTTACGCGGCGGCGTCCTACCCTTATTCGCCGAGTTCATCATCACGACGAACGCGTCGGAATCATCGATACCCATCAGGTCGCGACCACGGACCCGCTTACCCGCCGCGTCAGCAAACGATTCCGTAGGCTTGAAGACTTTGTCGACAGCGTGCGGAACGTAGAGATGCTCGAGGCCGTCAAGTTCCATCATGTCCGCACCGAACTTACTCATCGCAATCGGCATCACGTTCGGCCGCGCCAACCACTTAGTCACGTCGGGTGGCGATGGCTTGTGATCGATCGGCGCCCACGCAGCGATCTTCGGGATCTTCGCGATGTTCGGATTCGTCAACGCCCACACATCAAAGAGGATCATCACGAGTCCAGGCAGACTAGACATCGACTCCCAATGCTGCGAATGCGCGCGGAGAATATCGTCCGAGTATGGCGTTACGCCTGTCGGGTAGAGCTTGATTCCATTCCACTCCGTCGAGTTACCCTGCAAACCGAAGTTGCACGCCACGGCGACCTCGTGCCCATCACGCGCTAGTCGCTCCACGACTTGCGCCGTCTGCACGCCATAGCCCGTAGCAGCGAATGGACTATTGCTACACCACGTTACGCGCTGCGGTGTGACGCCTGGCGTCTTCGCCAGCGTCTTCGCCGCCTGTCTACGGTCTGCTCGATTCGCCAACGGGTTCCCTCCCAAAGACTAAAGGCCGCCAATCCCGAACGGGATCGACGGCCCTTAGCGTACCACTAGACGCTACGGATTAGGAAGCGCCACCGATGAAGTACTTGATGTGCGAGCTCTGGGGAAGAGCACCGTCCACGCGCATCGAAGCTCTAAAGGTTACTAGATCTGCATTGAAGGCAAAATCGTCTGAACGATCCAGGCGGATGCCACCGACGGAACGGACGAAGAAGCTCGGCATGTGACCAGCGATGACCGACTTGGCCGACGTAGCAGCCGAGGCGACATGCGGGTTCTCGTACACGGGACGTCCGAGCAGGAGGTCGCGCTGGTTACCGTCAGCCGCGGGGCTGAAAATGTAGTTACCAGCGGTGTCCTTGAGCTTGCGGACGGCACCGATCGAGGCGCCGTTCATCATCCAGCCGACGCCCGGAAGCAGACGAGCTGCACCGTCGAGGCTGTAGTACAGGTCGATCAGGTTGTCGGCGGTGAACGCACCGGAGACGCCCGTGCCACCGGTGATGCCCGAACCAGCAGCGGTCACGATGCCCTGCGGCTGAACCGTGCCCGTGCCGACGGTCAGAGCGTTCTGGACGTTGTAGCCAAGACCATTGCCGACCTGGTCGGCGAGGAAGCCGAGGAGATCGACGCCGGAGTCCTCGATCATCTCGCGGCTGACCTGAATCAGGAAGCCGTACTTGAACGCTCCGAGGTTGACGAACGAGTTGAACGTCGGATCGCTCTCCGAGAAGTTCGCGCCCTGCGCCGTGACGGTAGCGGACGAGGAGTACGCCGACAGGCTCGGGACCTGAATCGTCTCACCACTGGTCGTGTTGAGCTGAGTCGGAACGTCGAGCATGGGACCGACGAGGCGAGCCTTGAGAATCACCTGGTCATAGAAGCTCGTGGGTACCGGGCTGCCGCTCGTTGACGTGAGGACGTCACGCTTCTCGAAGTTGTACGAGCGAACCTCGCCACGCGCCATCGCGCGGATCGTCTCAGCATCCGTATCGTCGCCGGCCGGAGCCTCGTCCGTGCGGAGCTCAGCAGCGGCAGCGTCGAGACGCGCAGCGCGCTCCTCGTCAGCCTTCAGCTGCTCAATGATCGCGCCACGCGTATCAAGATCAGCGCTGATGCGATCGTACTTCTCCTGCTCCTCAGCGGTCAGGTCGCGCTTCTCCGCGCCAGCCGTATCGAGAAGATGCTTCGCCTCATGCCATGCGGCCTGGCGGAGCTCGTGCTGTCGATTGATGTAATCAGACATTGTCCACCCCTTTCAAGGGTATCGAGTTGATAGTGCCACCGGCCGCGGCTCCGCGAATCCGAAAGTGCCAGCGCGGCTCCGCGCTAGACCCTTACAGAATAACGCAGATAATCCGGGTTACGAGACGCGGGCGAGAAGCACGTCTAGCTGCTTCTGCTTCAGCGACAACGAAGCCGCCACATCATCACGCTGCATCTTCAGCCGGCCAATGGCCGCGTCGAGGATACTAGCGTGCGCCTCGTCTAGTTCGTCACCATTCTCCAGGGCCGTGATCGCCGCGTTCAGCTTGTCAGCCTCGAGGCCGGTAGCCTCGACGAGTCCGTCCAGGCTACGCACCGAAGCAGTCGTCGCGGCGTACGCCGGGAACCCCGTCACGATACTCACCTCGTGCAGACGGACCTCGCGCAATTCGCGCGTAGCACCATCATCACTCCACGAATCCCCACCACGCGGAACGCTGAAGCCGAACGACATGTCGGCGACATCGCCACGCTTGATTAGGAATGCCATGTCGCGACCAGCGGTCGTATCAGGCAGGTCAGCCTCAACGCGGAGGCCATGCGTGTCCTCGGACAGACGCAGCGTTCCGGCACGCTTCGACGCGAGGACCTGCGTCGTGTCGTGATTCACGAACATCTTGATCTCATTCCGCGAACGCAGCGAACGCGAGAACGCGCCAGGAGCGATCCGCTCCGTAAACGGCAGCGGCTCACTATCCGAATTGAAGACAGCGCCATACCCAACGAACGTCATGCCATTACCCTCGGCTGCATCGCGCAACTCGAACTCGTTGACAGTAATGCGGCGCGTCTCGACTCCGTTATCCATAGTAGAAAGGGTAGCACCGACAACGGCCGTGTCTAGGCTACGCTCCTCCTCGCGGATCTGGTCGGCCTTCTCATCGAACCAGCGAATCGCCGGCGACGGGTCAAGCGGATCAATGCCCCACAAGTAGAACGCGACAGCACCAGCGCCGGGGAACCCATCATCATCAGGATCATTATTCTGCGGCGCGTCAAGATCGACCAGGTGCCGAGCAGCCCACGCACTAACACGAATGACCTTATCCTCCGACACTTCGCCACGACTCATTAGACGCGCCTCGCGAATCGTACGATCCACAACGCCGTCACCAGCACGACCCGCCTCGTAATATTCGACACCACGCATCGCCGCCTCGCGGATATACTCGGGCAGCGTCAAGTCGACGGCTCGATCTCCACGCGTCGACCGCGGATGATCCTCCGGCAGGAGATCATTATCCGAAACATACGCAGCATTCTGGGGACGGCCACGCCGCAAGAGATATAGGAACGCGTTGACGCGAGCCATAGACCACGCCGCTCGAGACACACCCGGACGATGACTCGTCGAGTACGCGCCCGACCCGCGACGATACACCGCCGACAACTGGCCCAGCGTCGTCCGCGTATACGCGGGACGATCATCCGCATCCATCGCCTCGTTATGCTCCGCGGCCTTGTTACGGAGCGCCGTCGTCGTCGCCTCACTCAGCTCGACATCCCCACCAGCACCACTAGCCGAACCAGGCGCATTCTCATCCGACCCGGTAATCTGATCCTCCGGCGGCGCCGGCGCGCGCTCCTCCTCGTCAGCGCGCCACGCGTTGCAATAATACGCGCCGTCGACATACTCGTCCCACCGCTCGCACCACGCCTTGTCACCCTCGACGTTCGACTCGTCATAAAAAACACAATTGCCGCACGCGCGACCCTCCGGCACATCCGCCGCTAGCGCGGGCCGATAATTATCTGGCAACGCGCGCACACCAGTCTCGAGCACAGCACTCGGCACGACGGCCGTGATTCCGAGGCGCGCATACTCAGCACGCACATCGGCATCATTCTCAATGGCTAGCTCGAGATTCCACACGTCGAGGAGATCCTTCACCGTCTCAGACTTGAACATCAGCGAATCAGCATCCGCCGTCGGCTTCATATAGAGCTCGTCCCAATCAACATCGGCCGCTTCGAGTTCGGCAATCGTCGCCGCCCGATCAGTCTCGACACGAGCCGTCACGATCAAGACAGTCCCCTCATACTCGTCCACGAAGTCGACGACGCTACGGATCGGATCGCCCTCGAACGAGATCAGCGTCCCGTCAATGTCGACGATGATCGCCGGCGCGCCATCAAGGTTACGCTCGCCACCCGGCTCGAGTCCCTCAGCCAGAGACACGGCGACCATCTGCGCGATAGCAGCATCCTTCGACTCGTGACAACCAATCGTCGTCAGCGACCCATCAGTCTCCTCCTTGACGGTCGCCCACCCGGAGCAATCAGGCTGCGTATCTGTGATGAAATAAGGCATCCTTACTCCATGATCTGAATCATGAAACTAACTTCTCTTGACGCGCTCGAGATTCCCCACAGAGACTCGTTCGGATTGAGTGTAATGTTGCGCTCATCATTCGCGTCAAGATGAATGCCATTATCGACAGTCACGGATTCGTTACCAAGATAGACGCGACCACCAGCATCATTATGAATGCAAACCCGCTGCGACTGATTCCGCGCAGACACGATCTGTTGCCGAGTCTGATTCAGCGTAATGCGATTCGTGGCGATCGTCACGCGTCGACCTCGTAAGCCGCCTTCGGATCTTCGGG